GGAGAAATTTCTTGAATGTGATTTCTCAATGCCATAGAATCCCTTGCGAGTAAATTCTGTGTAAATTCAGTAATGGTTTCGGGTTTTGAATCACCATCCACCTCAGTAATCGTATATCGCAATCGTGTTGTGATGTCCGTAGAATATCCATATTTAGATGATTGTTTTAAATCTTTTTCAATTAATGCCTCATCCGCGCCAGTTAATAATTTAAATTTAATTTTAGTCTTACCGATATCAGTAGTATAGTTGAATGAATTATCTGAATAATCAACATCTTGGGGTAATTCTTTAAACGGGCAGGCAGATAAATCAAACGTATGACTGACTGTTTCTTCTTGATTTTTTGGATTAGTGACTTCAGCCGTGTATTCAGGACCATAAGCCAATATACGAGCTGCAACCAATACGGCATTCTTATCGCCCAATACTAAATCTTGTTGTTTAACTCCCTTTGTAACGATTAAACTATCTAGCAATTTATCAATAACAACACCTTTTTTAATGAGATTTTCAGACATCAATATATCTTCTTCTCGCGTTGTCATGTATTTTAATTCGAGTTTACCCGATGATAGTGGTGAGTCTTTTGAATATACTTTTCCACCAGATGGTAAATCAATAACTTCCGTAGGGAACTTATGTTCTGACATTATAACTCCTTGATGTTAAAACTATTTAGAATTCAAGTATAGCGTAATCGTACCTTAATGTTAAGGTGATTTCAACTGGCTCTGAAGCACTAAAATCTAAATCACCAAACGCAGCATCTTGAATGTAAGTACCATATAGTGTCCATTTTTCAACAATGTCACCAACAGGTCCTAATACTTGAAATGTAATGTTTTTCTTATAAAAATCTTGATATCCATCACGACCAGTAGCACTTTCATGATGTAATCTTATCCATTCTATTACGGCAGAAGAAGCAGACGGAACAATCGGGTCATACAGTGTAATTTGCATTGTTTGCCAACGGCCTTTACCCTTGACGTACTTCGTGACATTCATATGTTCCAAAGTTACTTCATCAAAAGTAATCTGTGGTCTTTGTGCTGTTTTGATTGTAAAAGCTGGGATACCTGCAATTTCCATGATGAAACGATTCTTTAACTTCGGTTCATATGGTGTATAAAATATCTTATTCGCTTCTAATAATTCTGCCATTGTTTATCTCCTATAGTAATAAATATCACTTTATTAAAAAATTATTCAGGGAAAGCCGCGCCAGTTGGTTGAACAACAAAGTCCAACACAATAAATTCAGCAGTTCTTGCCGGTTGTAAAAATACTTGACCAACCAACATATTTCTATCAATCGTTTCAGGAGTATTATTACTATCATCCATCACGACTCTAAATGCATTCAATCCAGCATTTGACTGTACTTGTTCTAAGAATGGATTCACAATATTCAAGAATTGATTTCTCAAATCACTTGTATTTTGTTCAAATACCAATCCTCTTGAAGAACGAGCAACAAATTTCTTAACATCAATCAATAGTCGTCTTACATTTACTCTATCTAAAGCACTTGCTTTCTTCTGTGTTGTCTTTTGTCCAAACACAGTAACACCTTGTCCTGGGAACGTAGCAATTGGATTAACATTTGAGTCATAGAGTTCATCTCGTTGACTTTGACTTAATTTCTTATAAGCCTGAACCGCACTATCAATTCCACCTCTGTTTAATCCAGCAGGAGCAAACCAAGGTTGTCCAATCGTATCATTAAAATGATAAACACCAGCCATAACGACTGAAGGTGGAACAAATCGATAATTACCTGTCGTGGCATCTTGTATCTGTACCCAAGGATAATAAGTAGCGGCATAACTTGAGTTACGTGCTTCTGTATTTGTTTTAGCCGTAGCTACTGGATCAATTTTTAATGTATTATCATAAACTAAGAAACAATCACCCCTGTCTTCACATAGTGAAATAGCATCACCTATAACGGTACTATGATCAGTTTCTTGGTCAACAACTCCAGGTAAAAACAATAGATTAAAATCATACTCATCTTTATTCTTTAACAAACTTATAGCCGTGCCATATCCACCACCGACCGCAGCACCAGATGGTCTATCATTACTCGCTGACATATCCACACCTTGTGAATTACTAGCATTTATATTATCGTAAAAATTAAATGGATGTTCCACTTCACTACTTCCAAAATCACCGCTAGTTTGTGTTGAGTTATTGTTTATATCACCAAAAGCACCACCATAACTTCCACTACCAACTGATGGTAATGAAGCAGATAGAGCATTATCAGTCAAATTTCCATTTTCATCAAGGTAATTAGGTGTCTTTTTACTAAGAGTTTTTACTCTAACATATTTAGATTGATTTGGAAATTCACCAGATGGTTTTATAAAAGCAACTCCACCTTCAGCGGAAATAGTATTTGTTGTATTTCCAATTCTCTTTAAAATATAATCATTTGATTCTGGATCTAAGGATAAATTAGCATGTGTTTCAACTACTTTCTTCTTCGTAATCGTATCATTACCTTGTCTAATCAAAAGAGTAAAAGTACCTTTAGATGTATTTCTCTGTGATACTTCCCATCTAAAGTTATCAGAACGCCCACCAAATGATCCTGAAGTAAAATGGTTATTTCCAATTGAACTTGTCAACGGTGTAAGTATTGAATCTGTTCCAAGTGAACTTGAATTATTAAATTTTGGTCCATCTCCTAAAGTTTCAAGTGTAAAAACTGATGTGTCTGTTCCAGCAACACCGGTTACACCAGCAGTTGCAGTACCAATTGTGATTTGATTCGCATCAGCTATAGTACTTATTGTTAAATCATAAGTTGTTGTTACAGCAGTATCAGCAGTTATCGTGATAATTCCATCATCACTATGTGCACCTGTGATATTAGACATACTATCAACCAATACCTCTACGGCTTCTGCTAACTGAATTGCTACTTGAGCGCCAGTACCACTAGCATTACCTATATAGATATCAGCTGCATTGGTGCTAAATGTAGTGTCATTTGTACCAGGCCCAGATTTAAATGTTATGACCTGTGCAGTACCACTTCCAACTGTTATAGAAAGTGTATCTTCAGCAGAAATTGCTGTCGTACCAATTGTTACAGTTCTCGAAGCGTATACCGCGGTAGTTGCACCAGTTACGCCTCCACCGACAATAGCAGTTGCCTTATTTAAATTTGCCTCCCCCACCCTAACAATCGTACAAGGACCACCTTGTCGTAAATATTCTTTAGCAGTATGTGATGTTAAAAACTGATAATTATCACTACCACTTTCTATTAATTCACCGAATATATTAACATACTCACTATATGAACTAACTACGGTTGGGATTAAAACTGGACCCTTGACAGTCGGACCAACGATTGCCGCACCTATGGGTCCTAAAGTTGCGGGTAAGAAAGATTGGTCTATTTCGTTGGTAAATACACCTGGACTAAGTATTTTTTCAGCCATTTAAAGTCTCCGAAAGGTAATTGATTTAAATATAATTATTCATATATAAATATTATGTAAAAAACAAAAGAGAACTTTATTATGACTTTTGTTAATCAGTATCAGGTTCTTTTACTTCTGTAGATGGTGTGAATACACCAGTCTGTGGATCTAATTGACCTGGTCCGTATTTTTCAGTAATATCATTTAGAAGTGTTTGTTCTTCAGTACGAACAGATTCAAGTTCTTCAGTAATTTTAAACTCTTCTTCTTCTATAGATTCTTGTTGTTTTTCAAAATTCAATTTTGCAATAGCCAACTGACCAAACTTATTAGTAACTACATTGTACTTACCTTGTAAGTCACCAAGTGATTTCAGTTCATCTTCTGTAAATTTAATTTCTTTTGCCATGTTAATAACCTCTATGCTGTGTTAATTTAAATAAAACCATTATATATATAATTATAAAAGTTTTTCACTAAACGACACTTTTTTTGGTTTATATGCTCTTTGCATTTCAGCAGTTTTACCAAATACGTTATCTGTGAATTCAGGTATCATATATCCTTTAATCGTTATAGTTAGTTCGTTTTTTATTAATCTCTCACCTTGTGATTCCATTTGAACTTCATTAGATATATCACCTTCTAAAGCCGTTAAGAATCTATAACTTGTCGAATCACCCCAATAAGTTTCCAAGTGTTCTACCATTATGGTGTTTAAATCATTCATTTGTTCCATAAAAGCAGTCATCATTACGATGCTATACGTACATACTACAAAGTCTGGCATACCTGTTTTTATAAATTCTTCTACTGGTTTTTGACCAGTTAATACTGAAAATCTATCATATCGATTATTTTTACTCCATCCATTACTTGATCTGACTACACTAATGAATTTACCCTGAACATCGTTGTCGAATGATAATGGCATTTGGTCATTCATAGCAACACCTGTTCTCTTAATCACTATAACTGGTAAAATAATTGTATTGTTTTTATCTCTTAATACACCACGATTTCTTATAGATTTCCACCTTTCTTCATTGCCATACATAACAGGTACTTTAATAATTTCATTTGCTTCCCTAACTATAGGTTTCATCACGTTTTGCATATGTCTTATCACGGTAGTGTCGATATCAGTCAAACCAATCGATAAACCTTTACCTGCATTACGACCCGTTCCTTTTTTAATTACAACTTTTGAATTACCTTTTTCGGAACGAATGCTTGTTTGATTAGCTCGATTAATTGTCGATTCGTTTGGAGCATTTGTATTCGTTATGGGTTTAATTGCCACGGCGTAGTTTCCTTAGTTTGTCTAATTTATTTTCTGAATTATTAGCATACTCTTCAGACTTTAA